GCGTTCTTAGCCATGGCGATTGGCGAATAGCCCACCAAACCATCAAACCCTAAGCCTGGAATGTGGAAAACTTCATAGTTACGTAGAATTACTGGACCTGTATCTGTCTGATACTCGTAGTAAAGCTCTCCCGCTGAGGTTCTGTCGACCTTCATTTTGTCGGGGAGTAGAGGATATAGGGCCAGTACCTTGCCTCTACCATCCCTGATTATCTGAGCATAGGCATTTCCCCAAAGTAAAAGATGACCCATCAGTGTCTCTCGAAACACAAATGAAGTCATCTCTGGATTGGGTTCATCATGGAGCAAGTAGTATAAATTGTGATAGATAGCCTTTTCCTTTCCTCGGTCAGTATATTTGTATGTGTGAAGCGGCAAACTGGCCAAGGTCTCAGACAAGATCCTTACACAAGCATAGACTGCTGTGGTCTGCATGGCTGTTCGCTCATTGACAGTTTTTCCGCTCGTAGTGCTGCCGAAGAAAAATGTGTAGCTGCTACCAAAAAGTCTGTTATGTGGCTGTATGGATTTCAAAAGCCTGGAAAGCAGACTAATAACATCACCCCCAACGTATAAAGAAGCACCTATTTTTCACAGATGCTTCTGGCGTAGCTATTTTACCTACTTTGTGTTAAAAAACTGTCTAGTGTTGACTCAAAGCCACACACATTATACAAACTCTTTAGCAAGAGATAAGTCTTGTTATGTACCTCAACCAACTTGGTAATCTCCGAGTCTAAATCTATCAGTTTCGGAGCTACAAGTTCTGTCAGGTTTACTTCTTCTCCATTTGAATTTCGATAAGCTGTACCGAAACTGAAATTTACCACACCTTTTATCGCATAACAACCTCTGTGTTTGATATCGTTGGCTAACTCTCTTGTATTACGAATATCAGCTTCGTATCGCGTAAATTGTCTGTAAAACTCTTCATGTTCAACTGAAAGAAAGTCTTTAACTTTTTGAAGCTTGTCCCCCTGAATATTCCGTGCCAACTCAATCACATCATTTTGAGTTTCTATATTGCGATTGTCAAGTTTCTCGTACAAGTGAAAATTGAAATACAAAATCTGATACACATAATCGCAAACCTTATTATAATTTTCGACTGCATTTTCAAAATACATACTGCGGATAATAAGTGGTTCCTCCATAGCCTTTCCCCATAATCCTTGATGTTCCGTATCAAAGGCTTTAACAAGAGATCTAGAGGCGTAATAAATCTTAATGTTCAAAGTAATATATCTGTTTAAAGCGATTGCAGCGCCAAGGCTCGCTAGAGGCAGCAAATCAAGAATGGGGCTGCGAAGCCTGGAGTCATTGATTAAAGGAAGTTTACTGGCAAATTCTTTGACAAGGCTAAGCCGAGTTGCATTTTCCTGCATACAGATCCCCCTTTCATAAATCTGGGTCCAAAACTCCTAAAACGTCAAAAATTCTTCTGACAAACCGATTGTATTGGACACCCTTGGCAATCAGGTCTTTTAGGTCTACACCACGTCCTACCAATCTCCCAACACGAGAAATCAATAATTCCGGGAAACTCGGGATTCAATTCCCTGGCTTTATAGACAACTGAGTCCGCATCAGCATTTCGGCTGACAAGCCCACTTCTCCTCAAAACTCGCAAGATGTGTACATCGGTGGAAATATCTATAGAATAGTAATCAGACATGGGAATTTTGAAATCTCTAGCTAAAATGTTCGTTGCCATGGTGGCTATCTTTGGACCCACACCATCAAACTGCAAGAATCTATATACCACAGCAGCACTACTTGGATTTCCCCTCCATATTTTAGATGCGTCCTGACTATATTCGTCTGCGATTTTTCGAACTGCATTATGGAAAACTGTTGCCATGACATCATTGAAACGGTGAAGTTTGTGGTCATTGAACAGCTTTAAGTAATCATCCAAGCGAAGACTATCGAGAACTTCTATGGAAAAACTCCCTAATATTTCTTGAATCTTAGCAGGGATCATCCATGCTATCTCAGCTTTCACCTGCCGGTCCATGCAACACGCTAAAACATAAGCATGAGGAAAATTGGTAAAGTCATTCAAGAGTGCATTTGCCTTTTCATCTCTTACAAAAACCACAAGTTCTGCCTTGGGTTCATTGAACCGTTTCTTTCCAAGGAAGACTAGCAAATGCTCTTTTCGTTCTTTGGCCTCCATGTAATCACCTCAACCGAAAAAAGGAATTTGAAACCAATATTCTGTAAATCGCTTAGGTGACAGATTCAATTAAAGAATCAAAAGTCCTCTCTCATCATAGATAGAACTGCCCACCTGCCCTGCATTTCGCAAAGCCCGATCAAGGGCCATAATCGTCGCCACAGCACCGTCAATTCGCTCGGTGCTTTTTTCTTTATCTGGCTTAATATTGCCAGCTGGATCAGTTCTGACGAAGATATTGTCCATCATCCAGCGGAGAACAGGATGCCCTCCATGGGCAATTTTCTCCTCCAAGGTTAGCTTCATCAGCTCTTTGGTTGGGGGGGACATATCTTTGTAGCCCTGCCCGAAAGGGACTACTGTAAAGCCCATGCCCTCAAGATTTTGCACCATTTGCACAGCACCCCACCGGTCAAAGGCGATTTCTTGTATGTTAAACCTAGTCCCCAAATCTTCTATAAACTTTTCGATGAAGCCATAATGCACCACATTGCCCTCAGTAGTGAACAGATATCCTTGCTTCTTCCAGAGATCATACTGGACGTGATCTCTCCTGACACGCAGATCAATGTTGGCCTCGGGCATCCAAAAATATGGCAATACGATATACTTATCATCCTCATCTTCTGGGGGGAACACCAGAACAAATGCGGTAAGATCCGTAGTCGAGGAAAGATCGAGTCCTCCATAACAGATTCTCCCCTCTAGACGTTTAGGATCAACCAAAAAAGCACAGGCATCCCATTTTGCCATAGGCATCCAACGTACAGATTGCTTCACCCATTGGTTAAGTCTAAGTTGCCGAAAGCTGTTCTCCTCAGCCGGGTTTTGTTTAGCACTTTCACATGCTGCTCTCACCTTATCGATGCTGACGGTTATACCAAGGCTTGGATTAGCCTTTTTCCAAACTTCAGGATCAGTCCAATCTTCATCTTCTTTGGCCCCATAAATAACGGGATAGAATGTAGGGTCGTGCTTGCGGCCTTCCATGATGTCTACAGCTTTCTGGTGCGTCTCATAGCAAATGCTCTGAGTGTCTGTGCCGGCTGTAGTAATCAGAAAGAACAATGGTTGAGCTCTAGCATCACCAGAACCTTTGGTCATAACATCAAACAACTTACGATTGGGCTGGGTATGAAGTTCATCGAAAACCACGCCATGAACGTTAAAGCCATGTTTTGAGTAGGCTTCGGCTGATAGTACTTGATAAAAACTGTTGGTGGGCAAGTAGATTAAACGCTTACTGGAAGCGAGTAGCTTTACCCGTTTAGCAAGTGCAGGGCACATTCTGACCATGTCGGCTGCTACTTCAAAGACAATGCTTGCTTGCTGGCGATCTGCAGCGCAACCATATACTTCTGCCCGTTCCTCGCCGTCTCCGCAGGTTAGTAGCAAAGCAATCGCAGCAGCTAATTCGCTCTTACCCATCTTTTTAGGAATTTCAACATAGGCGGTATTAAACTGGCGATAGCCATTTGGCTTTAGGATACCAAATAGATCTCGAACAATCTGTTCCTGCCAATCTATAAGCTCAAACGGTTTTCCGGCCCACACGCCCTTTGTGTGAGAAAGGGCTTCAATAAAGGCCACAGCATAGTCAGCAGCAACCTTGTTATAGACTGAATCCTCTGCCATGAATCTGGTTGGCTTGTAGTTCTCCAGCTTTCGCAAAGTGCCACCTCCTGAAAATGCGTATAAGAAAAGAGCCTCCGTAGAAGCTCTTCTGTTTTGTTTTTGCGGCTATTTCATCTCGCCGGTTAATATGAAGTCCCAATATTCCTTTTTGCACTGCTCAAGGTATCGGACCAACTCCCAAAACCCTCGGTTTTCCGCCTCCAAAACAACCCTTGCAATGTCGAACATGTTTGTAACCCCGCTATCTCTTATGGCTAAAATCTGCTCTTTGACAGTGTTTTTATCCATCAGATCACCTCAAACTCTCCCTCCACTAGTAGCTCCTCAACCTCTGCAGGTGTGTAGATAAGACATTGTTCTTCTTCGCCTGTGGGCGCAAAAACATAATCGTCTCTCCAAAAACCCGCTACCTCATAAATCCTCCCGTTAAAAGCAGCTCTTATTCTGCTTCCTTTATTCAAAGTCATTATTCTTGCCCCTCTCTGGTGTTTTTGTCATATACATATATCACTCAGATCGGGCCAAATAGCAAGTAGTTACTGTGATTAATGTGATTCTTTCTCTAGCGAAGCCAGGGCGTCTCTATCTCGCCAAAAATGACCGTCTATACCTTTCACCTTGATGCCGTACAAGTCCTCAACGATGGCAACTACCTGACCAGTCAAGACCCTATCTTCCGAAACAAACTGAACAGTGGAGCCAACTTTTAATTTCTTAATTTTGTCCCGCACCGCTGGCCCTCCTACAACTTTCGTACTCTATCTTCACCGTAAACCACCCCAAGGCTTGACCCTGAGTCCCAAGTACAGAATATTGTTCCCGTATCGTCCACAAAGTCCACCGTTCCTAGATCCCCCGGTCTCAATCTAGTGTAGGGATCATCCATTTTGATAAGCTCCACTCTAGTTCCTTTGGGGAATCTGGCTCGCAGACGTTCTACAGCCGTTTTCGACGGTAATCTATCCATTAGTCTCGACCTCTTTGGGTGCTCCATCTCTAAAAGCACTGTTTCCCGGCAGGTTCTTTAATAGAATCTTACGAGCAGCTTTATACTCATCACCCACAAAGCCAAGCTGGATAAGAAATACCCTAAAGGTGAATTTCTCATTTTCGACCGGTCTTTCTTTAGCAGTGATGCGCTTCCGTTGCTTGGCTGTCTTACAGAGTGCCTCCACGAAAAGAGTGAATGCTTCTGTTTCATCCCTACTAGTTAACCGGAACCAAGGGAACTTGAGGGTGGTATCAGTTCTGATGATGGAGAGTTCTTTTGCCCCAGTAGCCTTTTTTATAAGGCTGGCTTTGCTGGCGATCAGTTTGTTAAGATTATCTAGAGCTTTATCGGTAAACCCGTCAATGGGTATTTCAATAACTAACCTGTCGGAATCCTCTTCCTCGAAACCCCGCTCAGCCAGTTCCGCTTTGAGGTTATCCATTAACTCAAGATCCAAACTACTGCCTGCAAAAAGAGTTCCTTCCCGATCAACTGTAAACTCACCGATTTCATAGGCAAAGGTTGGCGTGCCAAGGTAATTGGCAGGCAAATCCACTATTTCACTAATTGCACTAACCAGCCTTTTCCTTTCTTCGCCAGTGACATTAAACCTCATCTCCATTTCTGTTACCTACCTTTCTTGTGTGGTAGTAACATATATCACTCAGAAGCTGTGAAATAGCAAGTAGTTATTTCATTGACTGGCGCAGTATTTTTGCACATCTTCATATGGGATTTTCGCCCCTCCACGAACGAGATAGACGTTGCTGTCATCTCCGACCTGTTCAATGTATCTCTTCACGATCACATCACAGAACTTCTCGTCCAGCTCGACTGTATAACAAACCCGGTCTGTTTGCTCACAAGCAATTAAAGTACTGCCAGAGCCGCCAAAGGGATCAAGTACAATGCAGCCAGTTAGGCTTGAGTTTAGGATCGGATACGCAACGAGCGGCACCGGTTTCATTGTCGGATGGGCGCTGTTTTTCTTAGGTTTATCAAACTCCCAAATCGTGGACTGCTTTCGATCTGAATACCAGGCATGTTTGCCCTTCTTTTTCCAACCAAAAAGGATAGGTTCATGCTGCCACTGATAGGGAGAGCGCCCTAGGACAAGCGATTGCTTTTTCCAGATGCAAGTACCAGAGAGGTAAAATCCCGCGTCAGAGAATGCCTTGCGGAAGTTCAATCCCTCAGTATCAGCATGGAAAACGTAGATGCTTGCATCTTTGGCCATGACCCTCTCAGTAAGGGTAAAGGCGTCAAGAAGGAACTGGTAGAACTTGTCCGCATCCATGTTGTCATTTTTGATTTTCCCCGCAGCCCCCTCATAATCAACATTGTAGGGAGGGTCAGTGACCACCAAGTTCGCCATATTGCCATCCATGAGAAGATCATAGGTGTCGGAAATTGTGGAATCACCGCACACAAGACGATGTTTGCCGAGGAGCCACA